CCCCCCCGCCTGTAGTATTGTTCTAACAGCTCGAACAACGAGCACCGCCAAACAGGAGAGATCATGAAATACGGAACGAAGCGCTACGCACGAGTCGAAAACAGCACGCTCGGCCAAGGCGAGACAGTCGAATACTTCGACAGCATGGGACAAGTCATCGCGTACGTCGACTACAACGAAGACGGCAGCGAAGCAGCAGTCAAGCTCTTCGCACCCGGCGCAACGATGCGTGGCACGTCGACCTACAGCAAGCGACCCGCCGACAAAGCTGAGGGCATCGTCAACCGTCACCTGCACAAGCAGGGCTACAACGAGCCGATCGAAGCAGCAGAGCAGCCCGTCGATAACGAGATCATGGACCGTGCGCAGAGCACGCGATTCAAGCTGCAGATGACCCGCCAGCGCATGAAGCAGAGCGACGGCATTCTGAGCATCGACGTCATCGTCGGCTTCGACGGCATCATCCTTTTCACAGCACACACTGACGGGCGCGGACTTCTCATGGTGCGACTCGACGGGCGCACGATCGTACGCCAGACAGAGCTCGACCGGAACGCAGCGTGGGAGCTCTCAGAAGCGAACATCAAGAGCATCGACGCTGAGCTGAAGCGACTCGACGACGAAGCAGCGCAGCCAGCTCAGACTGACGAAGACGACACTGATCTGCTGCCGATCTTCTGCCCACGCTGCGGCATCAACAAGCTCGACCACGTACGCCCAGCAATGAACGCTCGCAGCAGGTATGCGCCCGTCAGTGTGTGCTGTGAAAAGGATGATGCCGTCGAAGCCGACGATGACGTCGATGCTCAGAATGCCGTCGCTCTGCTTCATGCGCTGGCGGGTCATCTGCAGCTTGAATCGCGTGCTCTGCGCACGGTCCATGATCTCGTTATCGACGGGCTGCTCTGCTGCTTCGATCGGCTCGTTGTAGCCCTGCTTGTGCAGGTGACGGTTGACGATGCCCTCAGCTTTGTCGGCGGGTCGCTTGCTGTAGGTCGACGTGCCACGCATCGTTGCGCCGGGTGCGAAGAGCTTGACTGCTGCTTCGCTGCCGTCTTCGTTGTAGTCGACGTACGCGATGACTTGTCCCATGCTGTCGAAGTATTCGACTGTCTCGCCTTGGCCGAGCGTGCTGTTTTCGACTCGTGCGTAGCGCTTCGTTCCGTATTTCATGATCTCTCCTGTTTGGCGGTGCTCGTTGTTCGAGCTGTTAGAACAATACTACAGGCGGGGCGGCTCCTGTAAACCGCCCCGCCAGCTGGGCTACAGAATCAGTTTCGCTTCGAGATCGAGCAGACCAGCATGCGCCGCGACGCTGCGCACAGCATCAGCAGCAGCCATGAGCACGAGATTGAACTCGATCGGCTCTTCGACCGTGAAGCAGCTCTGCACGATGTGCTCGTTGCGCTGCTCGTCGACGAAGAGATGCGTCGCGGTCACTGTGCTCGCGTCCTCCGACACCTCTATGTCGGCCTGCGTGACGATCAGCTGCTCTCCCATGCTCAGTAGCTTGCAGACGTCAGTGAAGCTCTCAGCGACGTGCAGGAACTCCATGAGCTTCTGCTCGCGCTGCAGCTGCTGCTCGTTGTTGAATGTGCGCTGCTCGCGCTCTGCTTTGAGTGCTTCGTAAATGGCGGTCATTGTGTCTCCCCAGACTGGGGGACGGGCGACGTGCGCCGCCCGTCCGGTGGTTGATTACGGTTCGAGCAGCTCGTTGAGCCAGCTGTAAGTCTGGCTGTCGAAGACGTCGCTGCGGATCAGTCGGCTGTAGCGCTTCTCAGGCTCGCGCTTGCGGCCCTCCTTGTCGACTGCGAAACCTTCGAGGATCGCGAGATGCGGCGCTGCTGCTGGCTCGCGGTTGACGAACGTGACAGCGTCGACGCGGAAACTCGTCTGCGTGTAAGCGTGCATCGCTGTCTTCACGAGCGGCCCATCTTCGATCGTGAGCTTGCGGTTCCTGATCATCTCGATCGACGTGACTGTGTGTGTGATCTTCACGGCTGGCCTCTAGTCTTCGAGTCGGTCAGCGACGAGATCGCGCACAAATTCGAGCTCGATCGGCAGGCGGCTGAGCATGTAGCCGTTGCTGATTGTGTGCTTCGCGTAGTCGCCGACGATCGTGCCTGTGATGTGTACGCTTTCAGGCTCTTCGCCGTCGCGCCAGCTCGCCGCGATCACTTCGGGGACGTAGCGCGTGCCGTCGACGTAGCTGTCGCCAGCTGGGACGCTGTTCGCTTCTGCGATCTTGATCTTCAGGAAGTGACGGGTGACGCTGTGCTGCTTCTGCTCGATGATCTTCATGATGCTCTCTCTACTTCGCTGCTTCGATGCCGTCGAACGCTGTGAGCGTCGAGACGCCCGAGCGCAGAATGCTGTACTGCTTGTGTGCGCCGTTGCGCTCTTTGTCGCTGACGACGCGAGCACTGACCCAGAACTTGTTCGGGCGCGTGTTCTGCACGCCGTAGCATACGACGCTGCCGATCTTGTGCCCTTGCTTGCGCAGTAGTGCTGCGATCGCTTCGACAGCGTCGTCTCCTGCGAGCCTGTCTGGCTGGTTGTTGTAGGGCTCGATGACGTCGCCGCAGTCGCCACAGAACAGCTCTCCTGTTGCGAGGTCGACGCTTCGGACGTCGGGCGTGTGTGTGCAGTCGTTGCTTTGCATAATGCTCTTCTCTCTGGCGGTGTTGGGTGTGTGGGTTACTTGACGACGAGCTTCAGCACGACGCGGATCGCTTCAGGGTTCGCGATCTCGAACTTCTCGATCAGCCACGGCTTTGCGTTTCCGATGACGTCCTCCTGATGACGGGCGACTGCTGCTGATGCCATGCGTCGCACTGTCTGGCGGTCGATGCAGAGCAGCACGCCCTCGCCGCCTTTGAAGTGGACGATCGCGCGCTTCTCTTCGAGCTTGCTGACTTTGATGTTGATGTCGAGGGACATGTTCACTCCTGCGTCTGGCTCAGCTCGCTTGTTCGAACTGATAGAACAAGACTACAGGTGTTCCTCGTGGAAACAAGCCAGCTCGACAATTGCCCCTTTATGACGAAATGTTACGAGCGAAGCCGATGCGCTGCTTCGACTCCCAGATGATGTCATGCCGCCCGTCCCGGCTCGACAGCTCCTGCACGACATCGCCGTCAGCACGATCGACAAGAGCGTCGACTGCAGTGTCGCGCTGCTGCTCGGGCTCGCTGCTGTCGACGCTCTCGCGACTGCCGATATTCACGTTGATCTTGATGCTGAAGAGATTGAGTTTCACGTCTCCCAGTATGGCTTAGCTGGCGGACACTCATGTGCCCATGCGAGCGGCACTTTGCGCCCGGTGCGTCGCGTGTATTCGAGCGTCACCACGAAGACGTCCGCATCGCAGCTGGCACAGAATGCTTCATACTGAGCCGTCTGCGCATTGAACAGCACCGGGATTACCTGCGTGCGCACCTTCAGCTTGTCGTCGTCACGCACACGCGGCCCTCCTGCTCACGATGTCGTCGACGAGCTTGCGCCCTTGCTTGTCACGCGAGAAGTACGCGATGCGGCCCTGCACGCCTTCGAGCAAGCAGGGCAGGCAGATCGGGTAGCTGTACCACTTCCCGTCAGCTGCGCCCATGATCTCGTCTTTCGGTGCGACACTGACGCGCCCGTACCAGTCGCCCGGCTCGATGCGACGAGCATGCGCGAAGCCAGCATCACACCAGCGCGACTGACGGCTGCGACGAGCGACGACGCGGATCATCCTGCGATCACCAGCTTTTTACGTCGGGCCTGCTTCTCGATCTGCATCGCTGCTTGCGCGTGCTCGATCTCTTGCTCTAGCCCGGCCCAGTGCTGCCGGAAGAGCGACTGCAGCCGGTTGACGTGCAGCCGGAACGTCCAGCTAAACGAGCTGTCGATCTCGACGTACAGACGCTCCGCGACCCACTCGCCCAAGCCGCCATAGCATTGCTGCCAGAACTCACTGTCGACGTAGAGCACGATGTCACGGAAGCGATCGCACTGCAGGCACCACTTCATATGCCAGAAGTCGCCCTCCCAGTTGCCTGCGCCGCGAAAGTAGCCCTCGCCCGGCTGAATCACTCTGAAGCACTCGCCGCACTTGTGCTGCTTGCGCGCAGTGACGAACTTCTCTGCAGCGAACGTCATCGCAGAATGCACCCCCGATGCGGGATGACGTGCTTGTCGCCCTCGCAGCGCTCGCGCTCTTCGAATATCTCGCTGCCCTGCAGCTTCGCTGAGACGCCTGACAGATCAGCGCACTGACTGCTGACGTGCTTGTTGTCGTACTCGCCTGTCTGCGCTGCGTGCATGAGTGCGCGCTGCAGTCCGGTGATCAGCTTGTCTGCATCTTTCGCGTAGATGTTGACTTCGTCGTACTCGCTATCTGCGTCGTCGCGGTCTGAGCTGATCGTGACAATGCCACTGCTGCTGCTCACGACGAAGATGTCGCCCTCGTCGTCTTCGAATCTGATGTGCTCAGTCATCTGCTTCTCCTTTGTCGAGCGGACAGTGACGTCCGCTGTGTCGTGGTTCGTTGTCGCGCAGCTGGGGACATTGCGCCCAGCTGCAGTCGCCGTCCATGCCTGCATGGCACGCTGTGCCTGACTGCCAGTTGTTGATCAACCTGCTTCTCCTGTCGCCGTGCGTTCGATGTGTGCTTGTGCTTGCTGCAGCAGCGCTGTGATTGCTGGGAGCGCTTCGGGTTCGACGGTGATCCAGCGCTCGTCTTGGTTCTCGACCCAGCCGTCAGCGAGCCATCCGAGGTCGATCTCGCCTTGCATGACGCGCACTGTGTAGACGCTGCCTGCGATTGCCATGCGCCCGATTGTGACTGTTTCGTAGAACGGGCTCACATGGCACTTGCACATGCAGGGGCAGTCGTCTCCGCGCTGATCAGCGACGCTGCACTCGTTGTGCCAGCCGATCGAGCACTGACGGTAAACGTCGTGCTGTGCGCCGAGCCTGACCATGCAGTCTGTGAGGTTCGCGATCTGCCCTATGTCGTGGCCGGGCTTGACTGTCTCAGCGAGTATGTCAGCGACGAAGACGCGCTCAGTCATTGTCTTGCATTCTGATGCGGGTGAGCTGCAGGCCGGGTATTTCCCACAGTGTGATGATCTTTTCGGGCCGGATGATGCGCTCGCGTCTGACGTCGTACTCGGTGCACTGTATGCGATCCATCATGGCTGTGATGCCTGCGCGCATGACGTCCATGTCGCGGCGCTGCTCGCTGATGCGTCGCTCTTTCGCGCGGATTGTCTCGTCGCGGTTGCTGACTGCGTTGCGCAGCTTCTCGATCTCTTCGCCTTGATCCCTGATCCTGCCCTCTGTTGCGGCTGCGCAGTAGTGAGAGACGAGCTGTATCGCTGCAGCAGCAACGACTTCCTTGCCCTGCTTGCCGTCTGCGAAAGCGTCGATCTCTGCTTCGACTTTGCTGTAGAGCTGTACGAAGTCGAGCGGCACGCCTGCTGCTTCTGCCTGCGTCTTGTCGAAGCGTTGCTGTGACTGCTCGCGCGTTTCAGTCAGCAGCTCGCGCGCTGCTTCTGCGTTGAGGCTTGGCTCTTCGTGCAGCATCTCGTTGATGATCGTCTGTTGCACTGATTCTGGGAGGTCTTCGAACTTCATCATTTGTGGTCGTTCCTTGTCATCTCGTCTGCGATCTCTGACTCAGCTGCGTCGCTATGGTGTTCGCGGTTATGCTTGTCGGCCCATTCTTCTGAGTCGTCGTAACACTCGCCTATCTCACGTTCGCCCTCATTGCACTCTGGGCAGTATGCGATGTAGCGCTCTTGCACTGATGCGAAGCGCTCGCGCTGGGCTCGCAGTGCGTCAAGTCTGGCGAGTAGCCCGTCAGTCACTTGCGTGCCTTTCGCTTGTAGGTCGGCTTGCTGGTCTTCGGTCGCTGCTTGCGTCGCGTCTGGCTCATGCTTGCGGGTTGTCGCTGATCTTGCGGGGGGCGACGCCCTTCAGCCGGTTCGATGCGTTTTCGTCGACGAAGCCGAACGCCTTGCGCTCGTGCGCGTTCATCGCTGTGTCGAGCGCCCACTGTGCGCGGTCTTCAGCTTCACGCATTGCGTCGTCGACGACTCTCGTGTCTTCGAGCTGCTTCGTCGTGACGTCGATGTGCTCCTGCAGGTGGTCGATCGCTTCTGTGATCGGCTGACGGGCCTGCTTGATGCGATACAGCGCTGAGCGTGCGTCTGCGACGCTGAGCGGCTTCTCTGATGTCATGGCGGTGCTCTCTTTCTTGTTGTAAGCGTTAGTACGAGTAGGACACTATCAGGCTTTGCGCCAGAGCTGAATTATGACGCGGTGCGGCCCGTTCGGATAGATGCGCCGAGCGTCTGGACCATCAACGATCTCGTCACGGTCATCGAGCAGCACACCCGCATCGACAAGCCCGTCGACGATCGCTTTAGCTGTCGGCTGCAGGTTGCTCGTCTCGCGCTTGCGATTGTCGGGCCAGCGCACCCAGTAGACGATGCGCGCCCATGTGAGCGGTTCGACGCCTGCACGCAGCGCTGCACCAGCTGCGAGGTTGCGCCATATCTGCGTGCGCGTGTTCTTCGCGTACTTTTCCAGCCGATCGTTAGCGCTGATGCGCGTCTTCAGCCAGTCGAGAGCTCTGATGTCAAGCTCGATCGTCGCATGCAGCTCTAGCGCGTGCGGGTCGGGCCAGAGATCGGTGGGGATGGGCTCAACAGGTCGAAGCGCTGTGTGCCGTTCTGAGAGCTTCGACCCCGTCTTAGCTGTAGTCACCTTGCCCGACACTCGCGAGCGTGTCGGAGCAGGCACTGCGCGCGCCCTACGCTGCTTCTGTTGTTTGGTCTGTGTGTTGTTTTGCTGTGTGGTCTTGTTGTTCACGTTTTTCTCGTTCTTTCGCGTTCGCTTTGTATTTTCGTCGGGCTGCTGCGTTCGCCGCTCTGCATTCATCGCATTTACACAGTTTCTTGCGGTAAGCGCGTAATCCGTGCGTGATGCCGGGCGTCGGCGTTGTCGCGCTGGGCTTGTGGGCTGCTGCGCCTTGCGGTTTTCGGTAGAGCTCTGCGACTGCTGCTGCGAGTCTGGCGCGTCCGAGCTCTGCGCTTTCGTACGGGTTTCTGATCTCGTCGAGTGCGACACGCTCTGCGACGACGATCGTGCGCTTGTACGCAGCTGCGGTGACTTCTGCGCGCTTCTCTTCTCGCTTGTGACCGATCGGCGTGTTGAGCTTTTGGATCGCCGCTCTGAGCAGCTGCAGGCGTCTCTCAGCGATTGCTGTCTGCAGTCGTCTGATCTCCATCGTGGCGGCTTCGTACTCGTTGGGCGTGAGAATGCGTGTCATTTGTCTGGGTTGTGATCTGACCAGCCAGCGTTTCTTCCGCTGTAGCCGCTCTGCTCTTTGTCGCGCTTTGCTTGTGCTGCGAGCAGCATCTTGCGGTGTGCTCGTGCTTCTCGCTCTTTGCGCTCTTCATCAGTCTCAGTCGGCTGCGTCATTGCTGCGAAACGTGAGACAGGCGGCACCTCAGCGTCAGGCGTGACGACGTCGTGTGTCGGGACGCCCTGCCGTTCGGCGCTCACTGCGGTAGCAGATTCGGGATAGTAGCCCTGATCGTCGTGATGCTGCGGCGGCGCGAAGCTGTCAGCAAGATCGCTAAGCGTGCTGTTGACGAGTGCGCGCGTGCTGGGCGTCAAGCAGCGTGTTTGCTCTTCTGGCGCATCTGCGCGGTTCTTCAGAAGATCGGCTTGACGCTGCTGCTTGCCTTTGTCGATCTCACGAGCGAAGCGGTTGCGCCAGTTGTTCGGGTCATCGTTCGGCGGTCGAGCTGCGGGAGTGTCGAGCTTCGGCTTGCTCAGCAGCTTCGACTGGGAGATGTCGTGCTCGTTCACGACACTGACTGACGGCTCGCCGCGCAGCCATGCTTCGTCTGGCGTGTCGGTGACCGGGCACATGTGTGCTGGCGGGAGTATGAACGCGTCTTCGATCGCTTCGCCCATGAGAGCGCCTTCGACGATCCTGCTGACGAAGCGCGGGAAGTCGTCCTGCTCGCGGTGACGCCCGAGCTCCTGCATGAAGTCTTCGGGTGCCCAGCCCGGCTGCAGCGAGACGACGAGCTTCGTCAGTGCGACTGCTTGCTCTTTGTTGATCTTGTGCATCTGCGTGACTCTCAATCTGCGAGTTTTCTCGCGCGTTACTTAGGTGACGATTCTGGAAGTTGAAAGGTTGAAAGGTTGTCTGTTGTTAGTTGTTAGTTGTCTGTTGTTCACGAGGGGCTATGCGAGGGGCTGATCGAAGGGCTCGATTACCCCCTCGTGAAGACCGTTCCGAAGGGGCTAATCGAGCCCCTAAGCGAGGGGCTAAACGACGGTCTGATCGACGGTTTTCGAAGGGGCTAAACGAGGGTCTTTCGAAGGGGCTAACGAACGGGCTCAGTACGGGTTTTCCGTGTCTTTAGACCATGCTCCGACGCTCACGAGAGCGCCGCCGTCGTCGCTCTGCAGATCGCTCTCACGCACGTCGATAGGCGTCGCTCTGCGCAGCATGTCGATCATCTCAGGGTGCTCCCAGATGCCTGCCTGCGGGAACTCGTTGCGCAGTCGCAGCAGCTCGAAAGCGAGCACACCGATCAGTCTCAGTGACGCGAGCTTGCGCCCGGCCTTGACGACAGCGACCATCATGTTGCGGTTGAGCACGACGTCGTCGTTGCGTACGAACGAGCGAAGCAGCAGCTCGTCAGTCTCTTCATCGAGCACGACGAAGTGATGCTCACGCAGCTCGTCCATCGCGCCCTCAACGCCGTCGACGGTCATCGTGGGAGACAGTGCCGCGAGATGCTTCGGCTTGTAGTCCATCGCTCCGCATGCTGTCAGCTTCTCGCTGCCGATCAGCGCCCAGTAGAGCCATTGCGCGGTATGCGACAGCTGCCGCCAGTCAGTGTCTCGCTGTGCGCTCAGCTTGATTTTGCCGAACGTCCTCATTTGCCAGCTCGCCTTAGAATGCCGCGAACTGCGCCCTCGGTGACGCCGAGATGCTTTGCGATCTGCACATTGCTCATGTTGCGCTCCTTTGCTGAGAGCACAGCCTGAACGAAGTGCTCACGAGCTTCGCGCGACTCGCGATAGACCTCTGCGAGCTGTCCGACGAACTCGTCGTCCTCCGGTGCCTGCTCCCCAGCTGGCAGGTGTTCGGTACTCATGTTGATGTTTCCTGACTACTTGTTTGTACCCGTTTTTTGTGACGCAGACTACTGTCGTACATGCGTTCGATCGACGTCACTAATGACTGTAGTCGTACATGTGAACGAAAGCAAAACAGCAGCGTGTCTGGGCGTGTCGCGTTCGTCACCACGCAAAAGAGTCCCGCCGACCATTGCTGATCGACGGGACTCTCGTCTCGCTGCGTGCGCTGCTCCGCGCTTAGAAGGGCGGCTCTGAGTCTGGGCCATTGCCCCAGCTGCCAGAGCTCGCCTGTGCAGCCCACGGATCGTCCTGCTGCTGTGCTGCGGGTCGCTGCTGGCCGTTGCCCTGCGCCATGCTGCCGCCGCTGTAGTTGCCACCACCAAAGCCGCCGCCCTGCTGGTTGTTGCCGCCGCCGTTGCCGCGCTGCGTGCGTGTCATCTTCGCAGACGCCCAGCGCAAGCTGGGGCCGATCTCGTCGACTTCGAGCTCGATGACAGTGCGCTTCTCGCCCTCTTTCGTCTCATAGCTGCGACTCTTCAGCCGCCCAGACGCGATGACAGCCATGCCTTTCAGCAGCGACTCAGCGACATTCTCTGCAGTCTCGCGCCAGACGCTCGCGCGCAGAAACAGCGTCTCGCCGTCTTTCCATTCGTTCGCATTCCGGTCGAACGTGCGCGGTGTGCTCGCGATCGTGAAGTTCGCGACAGCCGCCCCGCTGGGCGTGAAGCGCAGCTCAGGATCGTTCGTCAGGTTACCGATCACTGTGATCGTTGTTTCGCCTGCCATGTTTACTTTTCTCGTTTCTTGTAGCTGCGTGGTTCTCGTGTTGGTCCCTCGACGTGCGACCAGCCGCGACCGGTGACGACGCGCCATGCGACGGTCGCGGTGACGCCGAACTCTGCGCCGAGCTGCTTCATGGTCAGCTCAGAGTCGCGTGCAAGTTCGCGCATCCGCACGACGTCGTCATCCTGCAGCTTAGCCGCAAGATGATCGACGCCGCGCAGATACTTGCTGTTGCTAGTCATCGAAGCCGGTCGCCATGTTGCTCAGCTGCTCGTCGTCGACGTCGTCGATAACTGCAGCGTCGCCGCGCTCGTCGAACGGCACTGACGCGCTGACCTGATTGAGATCAGCGTTCGGCGTCGCGTCGACACGCACAGTCTCGTCAGCAATGATCGCGAGTTGCATCTGCGTCGTGCGCGGCATCCACTTGAACAGCTTGCGCACGACAGTCTTCAGAGCCATGCTGTCGAAGTGCTGCACCCAAGGGCCGACAATGCGCCCGTCGCGCGTCTTCGCCATAGCGAACTTGTCGCGGTGCTCTTCAGCGTCAGAGACAGACATCCATTCGAAGACGGGCCGATCAGAGCCCTTACGGTAGAACTTCGCGTAGTAGCCGATCACTTTGCCGCGCCCGGTCATCGCGGGAATGTGCGTCAGCTTGTCGCTGCCGTAGTCGACCTGAAAGACGTCGTTTTCGTACACCATGCGCGCAACAGTGCCCTCGACTTCGTTCGAGCGGTTCGCAAGTTCAAGCATGCCCTGATAGCCGAGAATGAACTGCGCTTGACCCTTAAACGGGATCACGTACGCGTGCCCGAGAGCGCCGACGCCGGGACGAAGACCGAGCTGCGCGCACGTCATCAGCGAGCCGAGCAGAGACGCCTTGTCGCATTCGAGCAGCTTCGGCGTCTGCCTGATGACAGTGAGCGCGTCACGCACCAACTGCGCAGCTTCAGCGCCACGCGGCATCGCGAGCTGGAACTGCGGCATCATATCTTTCAGCGTCGCGTCGATCGACTGCGACTGATTCTGCTGCTGCTGTACCTGCTGGCCCTGTGCGCGCTGCGCGAGTCCGTTTGCCATAATTACTTTCCTTTCGGTGCGTCACGCAGAACGCGTGCACGGTATGTTTCGTGAAGTTCCGGCTCTGCTGCTTGCAAGAGCTTCGGGTCAAAAACGCGCTTCTCAACGCTGTACTGCTCGACCTTTTCAGGGTGATCAGCAGCGAATTTCTTCGAGCCGAAAGTGCCATTGTTGACGAGAGTCTTGACGAGCTCGCCAGTCGGCGCACTGAGCGCTTTCGCTGTGCCGAACAGTGCCCTAATTTCAGCCTGCACGCGCATCTCTTCAGACTCGTTCGTCTTCAGCTCAGCCTTGATCTTCGCGAGCTCAGTGTTGAGCAGCTGCAGCTGCACGAGCTCGTCAGCGCTGAGCGTGCGGTTATGCTCTTCGATCCCGCGACGGTACAGACTCTTGACCTCGTCGAGCGACACAGCGGTCATCGGCGGCGCGACGCGCTTCTGCACGTACTCGAACCAGAAGTGATCGACGCGCTCACAGATGATCTTGATCAGCGCTTCGTCACGCTCGACGCGGCGCACCCTGAAGTCGCGCCCGTCGATCAGACCGACGACCCATGCGTGAGAGCGGCCCGTCACGTACATGCTCCATGCGACCTGCAGCTCAGCGTGATCAGAGACCTGATCGTCGTCCCACTCGTCAGCAGTCCAGCTGAGCAGTGTCTTCGACTCGAAGACGCCGCCGTCGCTGACAAGACCGTCGACAGTGATCTGTGCGTGCGGTCGCTCTTTCGAGCGGTGCAGCCCAGCTGAGCGCACTTTCAAGCCGCTGTCTTCCTCGAACGCCTGACGCATTGCTTTTTCGAGCAGCAAGCCCCAGCGCATCGCATGGTTCTGCTTGACTTCGGGAGCGACGCCGATCTTCTCGTTGTAGACGCCGTATGCGCTCTTCCACTTGTTGAGCCCGAGAATTGCGCTGATGTCAGAGCCGCCGACGCCCTTGACGCGCTCAGCAAGCCAGAGCTCGCGGGGCGCGTTCGCCGGGAGGATCAGACGCGAGCCGGGAGTGCGATAGTTGACGCTCATGCAGGGTTACCGCCGAACGCGACGAACAGCACTGCGACTGCGATGATCGGCAGGACCAGCGACAGCGCGGTCGCGATCTCTTTGACGTATTCCCCGCGCTCAGTGAGCACGATGGGAGGTTGCTTAGACATTGCTTCTCCTGTGTTTGGGCGGTGCGTTTCTGTTTGAATCGCTAGAACAACACTAAACCAAATTCACACAGTTTCAAAACGCGGACACGCGCTGCTGTAACATGGCACTTGTATCTCTCTTGTAGATGCCTGCATCTGGCGGTGCACACACAAAAGGGCGGCTCGTAACTCCTGCGCGAGCCGCCCTTTTGTCTGCCCTTTACGCTTCGAGCACGACGCCGATCGTGTCATGCTGCGACCACGTACCGGCCTTGCCGTCAAGCTCATTCCACGTAGCGCCAGCAGCAGCCATGAAGCTATCCCACGTAGCGATCGCGTTCTGAGCGACGACGTTATGCCCAGCCGGGATGACGCCCGTCGACCGCACGTTGTTCGCGAGCGTCACGAGATTGCCGCCCGGCACTTCAGCAGCGCGCACGAGCAGCACGATCGTATGCGGCGTGACGCTCGACGGCACGACAGTGACCTGCTTCTCGCCAGTCAGGAAACGCTTCGTCGCTTCAGCGATCGAGCGGCGCGTGCCGATCGCAGGGCGACCGCCAGCAGTGAGCTCAGCGACAGCAGCACGCAGATCAGTCAGCGACACTGCACGCTGCGACTCGCTCATGCCCAGAATCTGCGCGATCCATCGCAGCGCAGCGTCGGGCGTCTTCGTCACGTCAGTGAGCTCGTTGTTCCAGATCGCGTCAGAGAGATCACGCATCTCGCCAGCAAGCGCGCCGACGCCGTTGAGCCAGCGCAGCAGCGGGAAGTAACCGATCGCAGGGTCTTGCACAGCGTCAGCCATGCGATACGCGTTCGGCAGAGTGCCCCAGAACTTGCGGGTCCACGCGTGCAGCAGATCGAGCCTGTCGATGCGATACGACGGCGACGCGTTGAACGCGCCTGTGTAGCCGTAGATAAACTTCGAGTCAGCCGGGTCATCGCCGTCGAAGAATGGCTCAGCCGCCATAGCGCGCGCTTCCTGCTCAGTGTCAGCGACGTGCGAGCGGATCGCGTCAACCCACATGCGCTTACCTGCAGGCACGGCGACGCCGACGTTATTGCCGTCCCTGTACTGCAGATACAGCGCAGCTGACTCAGTGTCGACGGGGGCCTGCATGACGAGAAGCGGGGTGTCGCCAGCGTAGAACGGTGCCGCCTTGAACGCTGACGCCTGATAGCCGATGCTCGCGCCTGCGCCGTCACGCCAGCCGACCTGCAGACGCGTCTGATAGTTGAAGTTCTCCGTCGCCGTGAACGCCTTGAAAGCGATCCACTGACCAGCCTTGATCGGTGTTCGGTAGAGCGCGCTGACAAGCGAGATGCCCGGCGTCGACGTCGTGCCGTCTGCGACGATCTGCATCATCTTCGTGCCGTCTTGGATCATCTGCGGGAATGACCCTGTGACTGAGACAGTCGTGCCGTTGAGTTGCCACGGTGACGACGTCCAGTCTTCGAAAGACGAGTTGAGCGCGTAGTTGACGAGCGTCGCCATTAGTTCACCGTCACGTTGATCGTGCCGATCGTCGGCAGCGGAGCCTTGCCAGCAAGTGCGATCGTCGCCGGGACGCTCTGCACCTGCTTGACGCCGCCAGCGTTGCCGACGACGCTAATCATGCTGAACTGCTCGACCGTCGATTCCCACGGCCACGTAACCGGAGACAGCCACGCGCGCAGCGCAGCTTCGACGTTCGCCTTGACTGCAGCTGCAGACTGTCCGACGTCGGCCTTGACTGTGACGTTCAAGTTGACCGTCGTGTACGTCGGCGCGATGACGTGCACGACAAGCGACGCGAGCGCCTGCGCTTCGAGCCAATATTCGATGTCTGTCATGACGGGCGACGTCAGCGCAGTGCCCGTCTGCGACGCAACAGCCACAGTGACGTGGCCGAACTGCGGCGAGCCCGGCACTGCCGGATTGTAGTTGTCGAACGCTTTCGCGCGGCCCACTTCAGAGCGCGTGAGCGCAGCATATTCGAACTGCTCAGTGCCGACGAGAGTTGACACCTGACGCGCGAGCGTCGACGCTGCACGAGCCGAAAACGACCCGTCAGACTCTTCGCCAGCTCCACCGGACATCGGCAGCGCAAGCACAGCAGACTCGACGAACGGCAGCGACGTCACAGTGCTGACGAACGTTCCAGCTGGCATGCCGTTCGACGTGTCGCCCTCAATCTCAGCGACGACGTTCACTTCGCCCGTCAGCGTCTCAGACGTGATGATCTGCAGCTCTTCAGTCGTCAGCAGATCGACAGTCTCGCCCGTCGAGCTCACGACGAGACGCAGCCGCGAGCCGAGCGGGATCACCTGCGTCGGGTTGCTGTTCGTCACCGTGAACGCGACGCGCCCAGTCGCTGCGACGCCCTGCGAGCGAGTGACGCCGTACAGACTCATGACGCCCTCGATCACGCGATCGCCCAGCATCTGAATCGCCATGATCTCAGGGCCGAGCATCAGCGCGAGCCCCTGCAGCAGCACGACCTCAGTGTTGCCCTGCTGCGGCTCCCAGTCAGGCAGCACACTCTGGATATGCGTGATCGCTGCTTCGAGCAGATCACTCTCGGTGCCGTACTGCAGCAGTCGCAGTGTCTCAATCTCTGGCGCGTCAACCGGCTGATCAACCATTGTTCGTATCTCCTAGTGCGTCTTCGTAGGCCCACGCGATGCTGGCTACTGATTGTGTGTCACTGAAAGGCTGCATCTCGACCGACGTCACGCGCACGCCTGTCGGCCCGAACGCTGTGAGCCCGGCCTGCACGTCACCGATGTGCAGAGCAGCAAACGTCGGATCAGGCACGCCGTAGTCAGGAGCCATGGGACGTTCCCCGATGTTCGTGAGCACGAGCTTAGCGATCGCTTCGTCGACGAACGCATCACTGCCGTATGCGACAGTCGCGATCGCGCCAGTCGTCGTTAGTCGGAAAGGAAAAGAGAGCACGCCGTCAGCCATGATTCAATCATGCCTTGACAGCGTGCTCTCTTGTGGGACGGGACTAGCCAGCGACAGTGCGCTCGATCTCAGCCGTCTTGTTGTCCGGTGCGAGCCACTTCATATGCTTGCGCGTGAACTCGACGACCTTTGGCAGAGCCATGATGCGCGTAAGTAGCGCAGCTGTGCCAGTAATCAGCGCAGCGATGCCGAGCAGTATCGCGCGCACTTCGTCAGGCAGCACCTGCCCGAACTGATCGAGCACGAGCTGCAGCACTTCAGGCACGAGCGCAGCGAACGCGATGAACGTCGGGATGCCCACCTGCACGAACGTGCGCATCGTCGTCTTCCACGGATGCACTGTCTGCGCAGCTGGCGCATTCTTCTCGACGATGACGCCCTCAATCGGGACGCCGATCTCGTATCGGCCCATTACTTCGATTCCTTTCGCGTCTTGTAGAGATCAAGCAGCCAGTCGTTGTAGCTGCGGATCGCCTTTTCCTGATCAGCAGTCACTTCGCTGTCAGGCTCAGTCTTGCCCGGCACTTCAGGCTTCTCAGCGCTGATGTCGAAGCGTTCAAGCGGAATGTTCGTGCCGCACGACGTCGTCGCGCCCGGCACTTCCTTGTGACGCTTCAGCTTCAGCACGTAGCCCATCTTGTCGCGCCACTCGCGCTGAAACTGCTTCACGAGCTCGATCGTCGCGTCGTCAGGGTTCGGCGGCACTTCGATGCTGAGCCAGTCGTTGCCGCCCTGCCCTGCGTGGAAAGCACGATCGACAGTGTCGACGGTGCTGATGAAGCGCGGAGCCTGCGCGACGAAGTGAGCAGACGACGGCGACGCGGGGCGCGGGGTCGCGAACCAATTCGACGCAGAGCCTGCCCAGTCGCCGTTAGCCGGTGCGCGAGACGGGTCGTCGATCTGATGAATCACAAGATACTCAGGACGCGGCGCGAAGTTGCCGCGCTGCATGTTCTCGATCGCTGCAGGCTTCACTTCAGTCGAGACGTTCCAGCGCTTCGAGAAGCTGTACGGCTGCACCGGCACGACGGGCGGCGTGACGGGCGTCGTCGGCTTCGGCAGCAGCTTGTCAGTCAGATCAGGCAGCGTGCCAGCCAGCGGGTTTTCGAACGCTGGCGAGTACATGAAGCCGCTCTCACCAGCGAACCAGCCATTAGAGCTGTCTGCGCCGTACGGGCGAGTGCCGCGCACGTAGCCGTCGAACTGCACGATCTCGCCAGCCTTGAACGTCTTGACGAGCTCAGCATTCTTGTCAGGCTGCTTGCGCAGTGCAGCGCCGTCAGGGCCGACGACGCGCTGATTCGGCTTCAGCACGGGCGGCGGCGGCGGCGTCAGGTTCGGCAGATCGCCTGCGAGCGGGTTAGTGAACGCAGTCGAGTGGAAGTACGTGCCACTGAAAGCACCGACGAACCAGCCGCCCTCAGCGTTCACGACGTAGCCCTTGACCGTCAAGATGTCGCCCTGCGCAAACACGCGTGCGATCGGCGCAGACGTCGACGGCTCGACGCGCTCGTTGACGCCAGCCGGGCCGACCTCGCGCTGATTGCTCTGCAGCGGGTTGTCGAGCGGCACATTCGGGCGCAGCCAGCCCAAGCAGGGGCCGGTGCCCGGCTGATCGTAGAGCAGCCAGCCAGTGAACGCGGGACGCTGATTGAAGCCGTCCTGCTGCAGCACGAGCACGCGGTTCGCTTCAGCGCGCAGCACGACTGCGACGTGCCCGTACGGGTTCAAGCTGTCGCCGTCCCAGACAATAATGTCGCCCCGCCGTGGGATGCTGTTGACGTCTCCGACGATGTTTGGCACCCATGTGACGTACTGGTTATTGCGGCCCTTGAAGTCGCGCGCGCCGTTCACTGCGCCGACAGATGCGCGCCAGCCGACGCCGGGGAAGATCGCGTCAGCGTAGTCGTCAGCGACGTCGACGCACTGCAGCCCGTAGGCGTGATCAGGGTCGATCGCGCGGCCAACAGCACCGCTCATCCATGCTTCCTGTACTGCATTAGTTGCCATTGCTGGGTTCCTCTTCCTTGTGATGTTGCGCGCGGGACTTCCTGTATTTAGCGCGCGCGTGCGAAATAACGCCGATGATGACCCAGAACGCGCCGATCAGACCGACGATCAGCACGTTATAGATCGAGCGCCGAAGATCGAGATCGTCGATGATTCTGCTGATCAGCAAAAACGAGACGAGCACGAACATCGACGAGAGCAGATAAAAAAACGACTTGCCTGCGGGAGACTTCCGCCAGCGCAGAAAAAGTCCGTAGTAGATCAGCAGGCCCAGCATCGAGAGCCAGAGCAGGCCGAGCAGGCCGATCGTTGTATTGACGTGAGAGATGACGCCCCAGATGTTCACTGCGCTCCCTTGAATATGTGGTCGAGCGACCGACCGAAATGATTGTCTTGGCGAAGCAGTCGCTGGCGTGCGCCAACGACTTTTGCTTCAGTGTGCAGAGACTCTGCCAGCTGGGCCACTCTCTCTGCTTCGAGCATTGCGCGCTGAGTATGCTCGCGCTCTTCCTCAGATACCTTGAACTTCCACCAGCCGAACAGCTTCACGAGTCCCCCGATCCGATCTCTGCGTCTGCTTTGCGTTTGACCACCGTCATGATCTTGTCGACAGTCTTCGTGCCTTCGAGCACTTCAGGCAGAGTCTCAGCGATCGTGCCGACACTGCCAGTCAGCTTCTGCGCAGTGGTGCGCCACTGGTCGCGATCCTTGACGATCTCGTTGTAGTAATAGCGCGGCACGATCACGCGACCAGTGAAGAATCCGAGCGCAAGGAACAGCAGCAGCGTCCACGGCGTCAGCTGATCGCCAACCCATGCCGGGAGGTCCGAAAACATCAGTTGCCCTTCATCTCAGCCACGTCAGCCTGCAGCTGCTTGATCAGCTCCTGCTGCTGAGCGCAGATGCTCCACAGTGCGTTGACCATCAGTTGCTCGTTGATCGTCTCGACGTGCTCGCGCGTCTGCTTGTCAGCGTCTTCATTGTCGAAGCTGACGAACTCAGTCATGCCAGCGTCGAAGACGTGCTCAGCAATGAAGTTCACGCGCACCGGGGCCGCGTCACTGCCGAGCTCTTCGACGTTCTGCTTGTACTTGAACCGCTTCGGCTTCACGTCATCGAGCACGCTCAGCGGCACTGCATAGTCTTCGATCTCGGTCTTGTACTTCTCAGACGAAAGGTTGTAACCCAGACCGCCAGTCGAGTTGACCCAGACAGCGCGCCACGCAGAGCCTGTCGCAGCGTTCGTCGTGTAGACGGTCGGCGCTTCGACGACGCCGTTGTCGTAGCAAGTGATCCACGAGCCGACGTTAGGCGAGCGCAGCGCGCGAGCTGTCGCCGTCGTTGAGATCGCTGCAGTGAACGTCGCGACGTCGAGCTTGCCAGCGCGCGCAGCGTTCATCTGATCGTCGACGTACAGCTTATTTGCGCCGTCGATGTCCTGAATGGGCCGGTTGACCTCGATGTTGCCGTTGCCGTCACGCATGACGATGTTATTCAGCGCGTACGCTGCAGTCGCGCCGTACAGCACGCTATACGCTGCAGCGCTCATCAGACCGGCCTGCGTCGCTGACGCTGTAGGCACGCCCGTCAGGTCGCCCCAAGCATGAGTGTGAGCTGACGGCGCGAACGTCGCAGGCACGCCTGTCAGGTCGCCCCAAGGGTGAGTATGCGCAGACGGTGCGAACGTCGCAGGCTTACCCGCAACACTGGCCCAGTCAGACGCGAACACTGTCGGCTTGCCGCTCACTGTCGCCCACGTCGACGGCATCGTCGCAGGCACGTCAGCAATGTTCGCCCAGTTTGTCGGGAAGATCAGCGGCTTGCTCGCGACGCTCGACCAGTCGGTCGCGAAGATCGTCGGCTTGCCGCTGATGTCGGCCCAAGGGTGCGTGTGCGAAGCGAGCGCACGAGTTGCGACCTGCGCGTCGACGTAGCTCTTATTCGCAGTGTCAGCAGCAGCAGACGGCGAAGCGACCTGTGTGCGCCCTGCAGCGTCGAGCTTCACGAGAGTGTTGGGCGTAGCGAGTGCAGACGCGCCGTTGAGAAGCGTTCTGTCAGCAGCGGTCATCGCACCAGCTGCAGCAGTCGTCGCAAGCGGGATACGCGCAGCAGCGAACGTGCCAGAGACTGTGTCAGCTGCGTCGTGAGTGTGCGCCGTCAGCGCGCGGGTGCCGACCTGCCCGTCGACGTACGTCTTATTTGTGATGTCGCCGCCAGCTGCAGGCGCAGCGACTTGCGCGCGGCCAGACGCGTCAAGCTTGACAAGGCTGTTCGGCGTCGGCGTCGCAGAAGCAGTGTTGATCAGCGCCTTGTCAGTCGCAGGCATCGCGCCGTCAGCAGACGCAGTCGCGAGCGGCAGGTTGTGCGTGTGATCAGCACGAGCAGAACGCGCAGAGATGCCCTCAGTGCCAGCGACGCCCGGCGTGACAGGCGCACCAGCGCCGCCGCCGCCGTTCGTCGTGATCTCCTGCCAGCTCGCGCCGTTGTCATAGAACAGCCGCGACACTGTCGTGTCCCAGTGGATCGTGCCCTGCTTGCCAGCAGCGGGACGCAGAGCCGTCGTGCTCTGAGACGAGCGCGCCGCCTGCGTGTCGATCAAGTTCATCAGCGCGTTGAACTCGTCGCGGTTCGGGTGCGGATCAGTGCCCGCGCCGTACACTTTGAAGCCAAAGCGCCCAGTCGTCGTAATAGCCATGCTCTCAGTGTTCCCCAGCCGCCCGGCTCATTGTGGGACGGCTGGGGTGTCACTCAGTTGATGAAATACGTCGTCTCGATCGACGCGTACGACACAGCGCCAGAGCCGACGAAGAACAGCGTGCCGTCAGGGTAGATCACTGCGCCAGTTGCGCCCGGTGTCGTCGACTGGAAAAACACCGGCACCCATCGCTGCTCGACCGGGCGGTAGCCTGCAGGCACGACGCCGAAGTTAGTGCCGAGCGAGCCTGACTTGACGAAGCCTTTCAGGTTCACGATGTTGCCGATCTTGCGCACCTGCAGCGTTGCGTGCGGCCCTGCGTCGTAGTTCACCCACGGCGCAGTCAGCGTGCAGTTGACCCAGCCCGAGTCCGCGACGAGCGCGTCAGCGTACGCCTTATTTGCGATGTCAGCGGCCACGGCGGGAGCTGCGACCTGCGCGCGGCCTGCAGCGTCGAGCTTCACAAGCGTGCTGGGCGTCGCTGCAGCGCTTGCGCCGTTGAGCAGCGTCTTGTCAGCTGCGCTCATTGCGCCCTGCACTGCAGTCGTCGCAGCAGGCAGACGAGCAGCAGCGAGCGTGCCGCCAGTGATGTCAGCAGCGTCGTGCGTGTGCGCAGTGTTCGCCTTGCCGTTGAGAGCCGTCTGCGTCGCAGTGCTGATCGGCTTCGCAAGGTCGCTCGTGTTGTCGACGAGATCAAGCCCGACGTCAGCCTTGACGAGCACGACGACGCCCGTCTTGCCAGCGACAGACTGCACCTGCCCAGCCGCCATGATCTCTTTCCAGTCAGCGAGCGTCGCAGGCGAGTCAGAGCTCAGCACGTACGTGCGCCCGTTGTCAGAGCGGATCGCCATATCGCCGCGCTGCGCAGTGAGTGCGAGCATCGCAGCCTGAGACGCGACAGGGTACGTCTCATTGATCGCAAGCGGCGGCAGCTGCGCAGTGCCGATCGTGCCCGTCACTTCAGCGAACGACGGGAACCAGTTGCCAGCCTTTGCTGTCGTCGACGTCGTGCCGATGACGAGCGAGCTCGTGCCAGCGCCGATCGCCGCGCGCGCAGCCTGCAGCGACGACGCAGTCATCACAGCGCGCCCGACAGTCGTGCTGTCGCTGATGTCAGCAGACGCGTGCGTGTGCACTGCAGCAGCTTTGCCAGCAAGCCCAGAGTCGACGTACGTCTTCGTCGCAGCGTCCTGCGCAGCTGCAGGATCAGCGAACTGTGCACGCCCTGCAGCGTCACGCAGCACGAGCGCGCCAGCAGTCGCCGCCGTCGCTGCAGCGTCGAGCTTCGCCTTGTCAGCGCCGCTCATGAAGCCTGCGACTGCAGCAGTTGCGTTCGCGTGGATATGGCTCGCCTGTGCTACTTCGTTCCAGCCGCCCCAGTTTTGCGTGTTGTACTTCGCGCGCCAGAAGACACGAGTCGCGCCGCTGTACGTGACATACCACTGATAGATGAACGTCGAGCCGACAGCCATAACAGTCAGCCAGCCAGCTACGCCGAGCGGGTAATTCAGGCTTGTGTTCGCAGTCGCGTTGAAGCCCTGATGATAGTTGCCTGCAGTGACGAAGTCGTTGAGATCGTGCGTCGTCGTCGGCAGAGAGATCGGCGTCTTCTCCATGCGAGCAGCGTCGCCAGTGTCGACATAGGTCTTGCTCGTCGCTGCAGAGCCTGCAGTTTGCGAGTTGCCGAGATAGACGTTGTTCACGATGATCGAGCCAGATGCGCCGCGTCGCACGAGCGTGTCGTTGCCGCCGAGCACTGAGCCGAGCGCGTCAGCGTACGCCTTCGTCACAGCATGCTTGGGATCAGTCGGCTCATTGTCGAGCAGCACATACGTGAAGCGAGCGTCACCGACGACGAGCCCGTCAGCTGAGACAGCAGAGAGCACGACGAGATCGTCGATGCGCCCCTCGACGCCGCCGACGATGACGCTCGCGCCGATCGCGAGATTGCGCACAAGCGACGGCGTTCTGCCGATAGGCGAGTCGCCGCCCAGCTTCGGCACGATCAGCTGCACAGTGCCGTCGCTGAAGACTTCGCTGACAGTGCCGCGATACAGCGACTCGATGCGCCCCGCGCCTGTCGTCGACGTCGATCGTACGGTGCGAGCTACTGCGCCCCTCATGCGGTGGTCCCTTCGAGCAAGCGCACGCCGGGCAGGCGGTACGCGTCAACATAGCGTCCAGCTTCGGGAGCTGTCACGACGCACAGCCGGGGGCCGCGCGACTCGACAGTGCGACCGTCGCCAATGGAAAGCGCCATGCGCCCGTCTGCGAGTCTCAAAGCAGTCCCGGCGACACTCAGGTCGACCTCAGCCCGTTTCGTGCGCACAGACAGCAGCGCAAGCGCGTCAGCATCACGATACGGCAGAACCAGCCCCTCAACTGCCATAGCGCGCCCGATCGCTTCAGCGACTTCGAGACGCGGCCCCTTCTCGTTGAGCAGCATGCCGTCGACGTCAGCCCCAGTCGGCACGACGTGCGTCGCAGTGCGCAGCACGCGCGTGACGATCAGACGAAACCATACGTTCATGACTACTTCCATTTCTTCGGTCGCAGGTAGCCCTGCAGGCCGCTCTTCGTGATCGACAGCTGACGCGTCGGGCCGGGGTTCTGCGACATCGTCAGCACCGAGCCGCCCTGATCAGCGAGCACGATCGCGACGTGCCCGTAACCGCCGCCCATCGCTGGACCCCAGCAGGCGATGTCGCCCTTCTGCGCGCGAGCTCCTGCGCCGATCTGGGTGTACGCGCCAGAGCGTCCGCCGTTCGCGTACCAGTCGCGCCCGTTGCCGCTGATGCCGGGACCGCCGACGACGTTGCGGTTGAACGAGATCGCGACGTCAACACACTGAGCGCCGAAAGCGCCGTCCATATCAATAGACCGCCCGTTCACTGACGCGGCCCAGCGATCAGTCGCAGCTGCGAGCCCTGACGGGGCAGAGCCAGAGCTGCTGCCGCCAGAGCTGACAGAGCTGCTGGCAGGCTTCGTCGACGTCGCAGGCTTGTCTTCGCGCGGCGGCTCGATCTTCGGGTCGATCGGTCGCTGGCACGTCACAGTGACGACACCCGCAACGCTCAGCGGGAAGTCGACGCTCTTGACGATCCAGACGCCGCCCATCTTGCCGACGCCGCCGCCAGCGAGCCTGACCGTGTCGCCGGGCCGGGCAGAGTCGGCATCTTTTGAGATCAAGCGCAGGACCAACTGCTCTTCGATCTCGCTGCCGGGATCATCAGAGTATTCGGGCATGCCCTGCATGCCGATGTTGTAGTTCGACCAGTTGTCCCAGTGCAGCGGCCACTCGCGATGTTCCCACGCGCTGCTGACGAGCCATGACGGGCGCGCGAAGACGAGAGTGCTGCCGTATTCGAAGAGCCAGACGCCCGTTTCGCGGCTCAGCTGTGTTAAGACGTCCCATGTGCTTTCAGGCTCGCTGTCGTCTTCGCCAGCCTTGCGCACGATCGTCTTGTTGCCGAGCCCCGGCTGCACGACGTGAGTCATGCCGACAGACTGCGCGATCGAACGCACCCAGCCTGCGACGTCGACATTGCCCCAGCTGTACGCGCCGGTCGCCTTGCGCAGATCAGTGACGAACTTCGACGGCGCTTTGATGACGAGCTGCGGCCCCGCCCGGCCCGGCCCGAACTTCTCGCCGTCGCTGACAAGGTGCCAGTCGCCGTAACGGATCGTCGCGCCGCGAGCGAGCACGCCCGAGCGGAAGATTTGTGCGTCGTGCGTGTCTTCGAACGTTAGTGACATCTGCGTGACAGCGTCGATCGCGAAGCCGAGCGTCGCCTTGCTGCACGCATCGCGCAGCTGCGCTGTAAGCCCTTTGCCGGTGACGATGATCTGCTTCAGCTTGTTGTCATCGAGAGTCGTCGCCATTATGCAGGCACCGTGAAGACTTGACCGGGAAAGATCAGGTTCGGGTTGCCGCCGACGACGCCGCGATTCATGTTGTAGATTTCCGGCCAGCGTGCGCCGTTGCCGAGATAGCGCGCAGCGATACCCCAGAGCGTGTCGCCCGGCACGACGCGATGCTGACGCAGGTTCCCGCCGATCGGCTTCGCGGCAGGCGGCGGCGGTGGCGGCGGGACGACCTTGCTGATGTTGATCTCGACGTCGACGGCTTCTTCGAGCTCCCAGTCAACTGAGATGCGGGACGCCTGATTGCCGCGAGACAGCTGCGTCACGTCGAAGTCGAGCCCCTTGATGTTCCACCACACGGCCTGCTGGAACTCAACAGAGCCAGCGTTGAAACGCACGCGCGTGCCGTCCCTGCCGAGCTTCGCGATCTGCGCTGCGACGTGCTCGATCGACTCGCGGTGATCCAGTGAATAGATCGAGCTCGTGAAGCTCAGACGAGCGAGCCCGTCACCGATCTTTCGCGTCGCCGTCTTGTAGCCCTCACGCTCGATCTCACCGAAGCGAGCGACGTTTGAATACTTGAACTTAGGCGGGGTCGAGTACATGCTCACGCGGCCCCCGTCAGGCTTGACGATGACCATCGTGTGAGCAGTCGTTGCGCGTGCAACCAATACAGCAACCACTATCAGTACCTGCGATCTTCCTCGTCGTCGAAATGCTCTTCCATGATGTCGATGATGCGCTGCACGTCAGCGTCGCTGATCTTGCCGTCCTGCGCGATGATCGTGACCTGCACTGCGCCCTTCTCGACGATCTTCACGTTGCCGCCGCCGCTGCTCTCAGCGCCGCGCGAGTAGCCGCCAGTCAGTGCAGGGCCAGAGCCAGCAGGGCGACCGCCAGAAGCGATGCGGTTCGCAGCCATGATGTTCTGCGGCCCGAGCGCGCGCGTCAGCTCAGGCACGAGCACGCTCTCGCCCTTCGACAGCACAGCGGGGATCGTGTCACGCCCCGGCGCGTAGCCGCCGAGCACAGTGCCGCCGCCTGCGTAGCCGACGACGCCGCCGCCAGCGTAGACGCCGCCGCCGCTGTTTTCCTTCGGGATGCCGAGCATATCCTGCAGGCCACCCAGCGGGTTCGAGAAGAAGTCACCGACGTTTTTCGCTACGTCACCGATGATCTTGCCGATGCCCTCGAACAGGCCACCCACCCATTTGATAGCTTCACCAAGGGGACCCTTCAGGAAGTCCACGAGCTTGACGAAGACGTCGAGCAGGAACTCGATGATCGGCATCAGCAGCTTGATCGCAGCACCAAGGACCGTCGACAGGATATTGGCCAGCAGCTGCACGATCGGCATCAGTGGCGTGATGACCTGCATCGCCAGATTGATCAGCAGCGCAACGATTTCCATGATCGGCGGGATCAGCGGCGACAGCGCAGTCAGCAGTGTCGTGAAGATCGGCGCGAGGATCGTCAGCAGCGACATCAGCGGCGGCAGGACGGCTGCGATCAGCTGCATGAAGATCGGCACGAGCTGCGTCGCGATCAGTGTCACGATCGGCAAAACAGCTGTGATGATCTGAATGAAGATCGGCACAAGAGACGCGAACAGCTGCGAGACGATCGGCAGGATCGCTGTGATCAGCTGCTGGAAAACAGGCATCAGTGCCGTCATCAGAGTCATGCCCAGATTGAGCAGAACGCTGAGCAGCTGATTGATCGCAGCCCTAAATGGCTCACTCGTGCTATATGCGTAGATCAGCAGGCCAGCGATCAGACCGATCGGGCCGAGCAGGAACTTCAGAGCGCCGCCCAGCTGACCCACAATGCCAGACAAGCCGCCGAACATCGACATCAGCGGCGACAGCATAGGCATGAACTTGCCGAAGCTTGCGAGCACAAGACCGATGCCGCCGACGATGCCTGCCCACTGGGCCGGGCCGAGCTCGTGCAGCTTCGAGCCGATCGTTTCCATGAAGCCGACGAAGCCGTCGCTCGTGATGTCGCCCTCACGCAGGGACGAGAAGAATGCAGATACGCCCATGCGAGCGATGCCGACGTAGCTGCCGATGCGCTCGAAGACGCCAGCGACGCCGCCCGTCGTGTCAGCGTTCCACGGATCAGCCATAGCTGACTTGAACGCATTGTAAGAGCCGAGCACTTCAGCGATCGCAGCTGTCGTGCGCGGCCCGAAGCCGAGCGCTGCAGCGATGTCGCCCGTCGTGCCGCCGCCAGCTGCGACCTCTTTCGCAGCGTTGATCTTGTCGATGAAAGCAGAGATGCCGTTGACAGCGCCGAGCGCCTTCAGTCGTGCAGCATTGAACGCGGGAGCGAGCAGCGCGCCCATCTTCGCAGACAGGTTCGTCTGGGCCACGTTGAGACGCTTCGCGATGTTCGCTGTGCTGTCCATTGTGTTCGTGAAGTCACCAGCTGCGATGCTTGACTTCTCCATGATGAGAGCCTGCGCAGCAAGGATCTTCTGCTGTGGTTCGAGCGCGTCTTTCGTCGTGGACACAAGGCCCATTTCGAGCGCCTTTTGCCGCATCGTCGCGTCGTCGAGCATGACGCCGAAAGCACGGATCGGCTCAGCTTCGCCACGCATCGCAGCGCCGATAGCTTCGATCGCCTGCTCAGGCGACTTGCCGAAGAATGACGCCATATCGCCAGCGCGGGTGATCAGATCAGTGCTGAACGTTTCAAGGTCTTTACCTGCGAGCCCGGCTGACTTGCCGTAGACGCCATACGTCTGCGCGGCTTCGATGACTTGCGCCTGATTCAGGCCGAGCGCTTCGCCTGCAGTCTTCGACATCGCGACGATGCCCTTGATGTTCTCGCCGTAGATCGTGCCTGCCGCTGCTGTAGCGTCTTCCAGCGCACTGAAAGACTCGACAGCGGCATTCATGCCCTGACCGATCGAAGCGACGCCAGCAGCTGCAGCCAGACCGCCCAGAGCGCCCTTCAGCTTCGAGCCGAAGCCAGAGCCCATGCTCTCGCCTGACTCTTCACCGGCACGCTTCGACGCGTCGATGATCTTGCGCCCAGCCTGCACGACAGCATTCTTCGCGCCGCCCCACGCGCCAGACGCAGCAGACGACAGCTTCGACCATGCAGACTGCAGCCGCCCAGACGCGGACGACTGCGAGCCGAGCGCAGACAAGATCGTCGTAGAGCTTGACTTCGTCTCAGACGACTGACGCTTCGCAGAGTCAGTGATCGTCTTCTCAGTCTGCTTGACTTTCGTCTGCAGAGTGTCGAGCGGCGCAGACATCTCGTCGCGCAGCTGCGCTGTCAGAACTACCCTGTTTTCATCCGACATGCGCCGCCCGATACCTTCCTAGATGATGCTCTTGCGTTGTTGTTCGGCTTTACGCTTGCGAGCTGCTTCGTCTTCGTCGTTCTGGATGACGAAAGCAGCCGCGAAGCGGACCGTGTTTCTGTCTGGCAATGTTTCGAAGAGCAGCACAGCCGGGTCGATGCCGAGTTTGCTCGCGACCCGAGTGTGCTGCTGGAACGAATCATTCTCAGACAGCCACTCGATCAGCCGTTGTGAGGGTCCGTGACGGCCTCTGCTTCGTCGCCGTAGCCAGCTTCGTCAAGCAGTGCGCCTGCGATCTTCATGATCTGCGCGTCCCCGAGGAACTTCTGAATCGCAGACTGCACGGTTACGTCGTGATCGTCAGCGAAAGCATCGACGAAGCTGTTGCTCGTGAACGTCAGGTCGCCGTCGTCGTCAGCCATGATGTTGCTGTCTTCGACGCCGCCCTTCATGATCGCGACGCACTTGTCAGCGAGCATCACAGCGTTGCCCTTGATCAAGTCGGCATTCTCAGGGTTGCGACGCTTGCCGGTGCCGAGAGTGTGCCGCTCGTAGCGCTTCAGGTCTTTCGCGTCGAGGTCGTCGACTTTGAACTTCATGAAGAATGCCGGGCGCAGCTTGTTCTGGTAGATGACGAATTTGTCGAGCTCTTTCGCGGCTTCCTCTTTGAGCTCGTCGAACACGCTGCGCTGCTTCTCTTCGACCGGCTCAGCTGCGCGACGACGCGGCTGCTCAGCGGGAGTGTCATAAGCGACGAACTCGTCAGCGGCGGGAGCTTCAGCGGTTCCGAATACTTCAGTCATTGGGGTAATTCCTTTGCTCAGTAACTCGCACCTGTTGCGAGCTCTTACCTTCGATACTCACCCAGCCGGGCATAGAAGTGTGGGACGGTCGCCGTGTTCGATACTGAGCGAAGATCGAACAGGCAACCGCCCCACACGTTGAGCCCCGCCGCGCGGACCCAGCATCAGCACGCGGCGGGAGTTTCTATCAGGCCGGGCCGCTCGTCGCGAATGTCAGCGTGATCTCAGCGACATCAGACGACGCAGCGTCAGTGTCGGGCTCCTGCATGCCCTTCAGCAAGCAGTCAGGGTAAACGTCGGGCTTGCCGACCTTGACGCCGTTGCGATCGACAGCCTGCTTCGTGATCGTGAACGTGTCGATGCCGACGCTGCGACGAAGACGACGCACCCAATCCATATCGAGCGACGGCGCGATCGTGCGCAGAATCTCGATGTCGTCGTGATCGACGGGACCGCCCATGATGTCGGGACGCTCAGCGCCGCCGTCCCAGTCCTTCGTCGTCTCAGCAGACGCAGCAGCGCCGCTGAACGTGCGCCAGTTACCGGGGATACCAGCGACGGACACGATGAACTGCCGCTTAGTAGCCTTCTGTGTGTTAGCCATTTTTCAGCCCCTCTCAGACTGCTGCCGCGAGCGGCACCTTGATGATCTCAGCCTGAATCAGCTGAGCAGTTGGCGAGAGCCGCACAGTTACGGACACGAGCACAGTGTTGTTGCTCGCGCTCGTCACAGTGTTGATGCTCTCGTCGACTACCACGCGGTAGCCGGGGTCAATCTCTTCGCCGTCGATCGTCAGCGCATAGAAGCCGTTGCGCTTCGCGATCGGATCAACGACGCCGATGACAGCGCCTTCGACCTGACCGAGCAAGTGCTTGCGACCGTCGAGCACGCTGAAGACGTACGGTTCAAGCGCAGCGTCGATCTGCAGCGCAAGGTTGTTGAGCGCGTCGCGTGCAGTCAGCAGCCCAAGGTTCTCGCGATCAGCAGACATCGACGCGTAACCGTAGAGACGCGTGTTCGTGCCAGTCGTGACGATGCCGTTGACGTAGCTGTTGCTCAGCAGGTTGTTGCCTGCGACGTCGAGCTGCACGTCAGTGCCAGTCGCCCAGCGCATGCGAGCAGTGTCGCCTGCAGGCACCTTCCAGAAGCCGACGTCACGGTGCGCCTTAGCGCGCACAGCGGCGACGTAGCCTTCGGGGCCGACAGAGCGAGTGCCTGCGCCGTCAGGGATGATCACAGACGGCCAGAAGATGCCAGCCGCGTCATTGTTGCTCGTGACAGTCAGAGCGGCTGCAGATGCGACAGCTTCGGCCTGCGTGGTGCCGACGCCGGGCGACAGGATCGCGATCTTGTTGTTCGCTTTCGCGTGAGCTGCAAGCAGCGCGCCGATCGTCGCAACAGTGTAGCCGGGAGCCGCGACAGCGCCGCCCTCTGCCAGCGTGCCTGCATTGTCGAGAGCGGCCACGACGACAGCAGCAGTGACAGACGCGCGATCGTCAGTGCCAGCAGTCAGAGCAGTCGGTGCCAACACTGCAGGGTTGTTCGCGGGAGCTGCAGAAGCAGAGCCGAGAGACGTGATCTTCACGTACGGGTTAGTCGCAGCAGCAGAGACGACATCGAGCGGCGACGTCATGCCAGTGAAGCGCGAAATGACAGTCGAGCCCTCGCTGATGATCAGCTCGAAAGTAGCGCCGCTGACCTTGACTTCAGCAGTCAGCGCAGAGCTCGAAGCGCCGGGATTGATCGCTTCGATCTTCAGCGTGTTGACAGCGAGCGTGTCTTTCAGCGTCAGTGAGCCCTTCGTTGCTGCAGGGCCGACGACGCGAGTGACGACGAGCTCGCTGCCGCCCTCTTCGAAAAAGAGCCGCGCAGTGTCGAACATCGCAGTGTTGTACGACGTGCGGTCACCGAACGTCGCAAGGAACTGCGCGAGCGAGCGCACGATCACAGCCTTGCCAGTCGGCCCCTTCGCAGTCAGTCCCGCAATGTGAAAGCGGCCCGAGCGAACGCCGGGATTGCTGGGGCCGGATCGCAGGGAGGTTGTTACTTCTACACCGATAGCCATGATCAGTCTCCGTTTTTCTCATCGACGCCGGGCTGACGCGATGCTCGTGTTTTCTTGGCCGGGGCCTGTTCCTCTTCAGGCTCAGGCTGTTCGACGATGACGATGCTGCCGTTGTCGATCAGTCGATACGTGATCGCGTCGATCTCGATGTCGGCAGTCTCACCGCCGCCGACGATGTGCCCGGCTTGGTCGACGACGAGCGCGTGAGCCATTGCGTTGTGAATGGTCGTTGCTTTACTCATGACTTCACTCTGATGCCTTTCGTGCCTTGCGTGTGGGACGGTCGCAGTGTCGCGCCTTTTAGACGTCGATATTCCACTCAGGCAGCGGAGTCTTCGGCATGTGCACATGCGTCTCGTGCTCGATCTCGACTTCGACGTCGACGAGCGGTGACTCGACGCGCTCTTCGCTGACGATCTGCACGTCGATGTAACCGCCGCCGATGAACTTGTTGCCGTCAGGGACTTTGCCGATCGCGCTGTACGACTCTTGGATCGTGCGCGGCTCGATGCTCAGGTTCTCGACGCCTTCGAGGATGCTCTTGCGTGCAAGCAGGCACTCGCGAGCTGCGAGCATGTAGCGCTTCGTGCGCAGGCTCGTGCTCTTGTAGTCGTCGCCGCGCGCGTAGATGTAGACCTGCACGTTGTAGACGAAGCTGTACTCGTCGAACGTGCCTGACTGATCAGTCTGCTTATTGTCCTGCCGCCCTGACGTGTTGACGGGCACGACGAAGAGCGCCGGGTACTCGTCGAGACTCATGATGTCGAGCTCGTCAGGCTCAATCAGTGCGAAGTCAGGCAGCTGCGTCAGAGTAGCGCCGTAGCGTGCGCGCAGCATATTCAGACGCGCAGGCATCATCTCGCGCAGCTGGCGCACAAGCGCGCGCGTGACAGCTTCAGAGCCGAGCATTTAGACAGTCCCTTCGACGATCCAGCGCTGCAGAATCTTCGCGAACTCGCGAACGTCTGAGCGTCGGACACTTCCAATAATCGGACGGGCAGGCATGATAGGCGTGCCCTTTTGGTGATAGTGCGCGTACGGCAGATCGGTGCCGACGACGAAGCCCTTGTCGTACGTCTCGAAGATGCCCTTGCCCGGCACTGTCATGCCCTCGCGCAGATCGCCGTCGAACACAAGGATCGGGCGACCGGGCCGCTTGCGCTCTTTGTAGCGCGCGTACGGCGGCGACAGCGGAGCCCACCGGCCCCCAGTTTCCGGTGTGCCCTGCTGCGTGAATTGCCGCTTGTTGACGACGCTGACTTGAAACGTCGCCATTGCCTTGAAAGCAGGCTCAGTGTCGTCGATGCGGTCGCTGAAGCGATCGAGCACCATCGTGAACGGCTTGAAGCCGTCACCACTGAAGCGGACAGTCGTCATGACTTACCAGCGCTGCTCGTCAGGGAACATCACAGGCGGGAAGTTGCCGCTCGCTGCACTGCGCAGCTTCGCAGGTAGCACGACTGTGTCATCTCCGTCTTTGATGACGCCGTCGAGCTGGGCCGCGAGATCGTCGAGCCCATCTTCGAAGCGCTTCCAGAGCAAGCCGCTAAGCGTCGTGTCGTCGTTGAGCCCAGCGTTCGACGGGAACGCTGCAGCGACGAGATAGTGCGCTGCGCCGTTCACGACGACGTCATGGCACGCTCGTGCTATAACAGCCGCCGTCGCAGTGTCAGGGATCAGACGCGGCAGGCGCAGCAAGCGCAGCTCGACGCGCCCAGAGACGTCAGTGATGAACCGCTCGACGTCAGCGCGCGACACCTTGCCCTTTGCCGTCTCACCAAAGACGTCATCAGCAGGCGTCGGCTCAGTCGTCGAACCGTCGTATAACCCGATGTGGGGAGCGAGCGCAGACACTTCGTCTACGGTCACTCCCCACTTCTGAGGATCAGCCATGTGATCTCTTAGCCCTCGATCTCGCGAAGTCCGCCGATGTTGACGCCACGCTTCAGCACCTTGTCACTGACCTTGATGACGTCGCCCTTGCGAGCGACGTGCGTCAGGTTCTCAGGCAACTTGATGCGGAAGTAATCGAAGAGCACGACAGCGACATTGTCGCCGCCAGCGTCGACAGCGTTGCTCACGTCGAGCTTCGCTTCCTCGATGACTTCGTCTTCGGTCTTGTCTTCGCCAGTGACGAACTTCTGCAGCTCAGCTGCGCGAGCTTCGTCTTCGGCTTTCAGCTTCTGCACGTCCTCGTCTGAGGGCGGGTCCTGCACGTTGTCGTCGCCGCTCTCAGTTGGGACGCCCTTGCCTGCTTCTGCGTCTTCAGCTTTGAGCGCTTCGACGTCAGCGTCAGCTGGCACGTCAGCCGCCTTGCTGACGTCTGCGAAGTCCGCAAGGGTCTTCGCAGGCGTCAGATCAGCTTCGAGCGTGCCAGCGTCAGCAGCAGGCCGCGCAGCGCTTCGCGTAGTGCGTGTGTTGCGTGCAGCCATGTTCGATTACTCCTTGATGCCGGTGATGATCAGAGCGGACTCAGGCTCGTCGATGACGGGCACGCTCCACTTGTCAGCAAGTACGTGATCGCGCTTGCGGGTGCCTTCGCGAACGACCTCGACGCCGTACGGCTTCTCGACGACGTTCGTGCCGGTCATCTTCGTTTCGAGCAGGATGACCTCGAAGTCAGACGCGAACTCGTTCACGACCCAGTTGATGTTGAGCAGGCCGCTCAGCGTCGGGTTGTAAACCGGGTTGAGCGCCTTATTCTCGCGCGGCAGCAGCGAGTCGAGCTCAGGCAGAAGCAAGAGCTCAGTCGCGGTGTTGGGCGAGATGATCGCAGTGTTGGGCGAGTAGCCCAAGCCGAGACGCTGCACGCCTGCGACGTTGCGCAGAATGTCTTCGCGCCATGCACGCGGAGTCGTCCACACGTCGGTCGCGTTCACGGTCGGAACCGCGCCACGGAAAGCAGCAAGGCAGCGGTAAGCGTCCTGACGAAGCAGAGCGTTGCGCACCTTCAGGTTGCCCTTAGTGATCACGCTCAGCTGGTTTCGGGAGCGAGCTTCGTCAGTCACGACGTAGCCTGCACCAAACTTCGTCGAGAGCGCCATTTCTGCGCCCTCTTCGTCGACGTCGACGTACGGGAACTCTGCGCCCGGTTCGATCTGCTCGACGTCGCCCCGGCTGGGGTAGATGTCAGACTGCTTGGCGCGGTTGAAAATGACGACGCCAGATTCAGTCGTGCCCGGTCGGAACAGCTCGTCAGACAGGAAGTTCTGCGACGGCGTGATGATGCGCTTCTGCAGAACAGTCGGCGCTTTGAGGAGCGCGTTGACAGTCAGCTGCGGCTTGTTCGGATCAACCGCGTGCGCTTCAGAGGGGTAAGTCAGCATTTTATCTTCGTCCCTTTCAGACTCAGAGAGACAGCGCTACGGCTGCGTCAGTGTTGATCGGCGCGTCGCCGTGTGCGTCGCCGTATGCGACGGCGGGAGCCGCGCCTACCTTGACGGCCTTGCCGTTGGCACCGACAGCGATCGCATCGCCTGCAGCGATAGCAGCGCCAGCAGTGACAGAGATGACGCCGACGCGGATGACAGTGAAGCCTTCCTTGTCAGCAGCGTCCCACGCGGCTACGCCGTAGGGACGTTCGCCAGCGCCGCAAGTCGACACCTTCGGTCGCTGATCGCGGCCACCGGCAACGAGCTTGACGAACGTCTTGCCCGAGACAGCACCGACAGCTTCGCAAGTGATCGCGTCAGCAGAGCTGAAGTATTCGAAAGCCTGATTTGCTTTACCGAACATTGGTTTTTCTCCTAATTCCTGTTAGCTGATCGCTCGCGCGCTCAGATGCCGTTTTCTTCGGCCAGCTTCAGCAGCGCATCTTCGGCGTCCTGCGCTGTCTTCGAAGCAGCGGGATCGCCGCCGCCCAGCTCGACAGTGCTGAAGCGCGGCTGCAGCGAGTCGATCAGGGCCCTCGTGCCGTTGAGATCGCGCTTCAGCGACTCTTCCCAAGCCTTCTGCTCAGCCGGTGTGATGCGACCGGACGAGAGAGCGAGAGTGATGACGTCCTGACGCTGACGCTCGTCTTCGCGCGCCTGCAGCGTCGCGAGGTTCGTCTGCATTTCGCTCAGCATGACCTCAGACACCTGCACGACGCCGGGAGCGCCGAGCACTGCAGTGCCTGCAGCGGGAGCAGCGGGAGCGCCAGCAGCCGGTGCGGCAGCGGGAGCAGCAGCAGGTGCAGCGCCCTCAGTCGGTGCAGCAGCGCCAGCAGCGGGAGCAGCGGCGGGAGCTGCGGGAGTCTGCTCGCCAGCGGCGGG